TGTTGTTTAGATTGTAAGGTTGATGGCTTAGTCATATAGTTAAATCAATATTGATGACGTCAGTACCATCATTTTTTAATGGTACAAACTGATCATCACTATTCTTTAAATATAGGCCATAGTCATTCATTACTTCTATACCATTAATGGTCCCCTCAATATTAGGCACGCCATCAATATAATTATCAGAATTAATAAACTTGAATAGCTTCGCGTCGGTATAACCGCCTCGCACATCAGCACCACCATGGACCTGTAAGAGTACATAACTCAATATCTCACCATCTCCCATCTCTTTAGAGACTAGCGTATATTGGAGTACTTGAGAGAGTAAACTCTCACCATTATAGGTATTAAATGATTGCCCTATAACAAAGTGATTGCGTTTCAACCATTGCTCACCCTCTTTAGATAATCCGTAAGTTTCGCTATTCCAGTTATTTACCGGCTTAGCGTTAAAAGCCTCACAAGCGTCATCTATCTCTAGTATCCTATCTAGATAATGGAATACACTAACAGTTAAGTCTATGGCTTCGCTAGTGTCTCCGTCTATTTCATAAGATATAGTAGGCTCTTTTTGGAAGTCCTGTAATGTTTTGGCTTGGTTTCTTTGCCATGCGCGATTGTTATCACCGCCGGAATCCATCATATGAATGCCGGTATTTTCTATAAGCATTTTATACAGCAAGCTTTTTACTTCTTTGCTTTGCATATTGTTAAAGTACCCACGCTGTACTGATTATGGCTCAATAGCCCTATGAGACCGCTTACAAGGTGTAAGCGGGCCTAAGGGTTATCTAAACATTTCAAAACTCAAGGCATCATCTTTATGTAAGGAGCAAACAATTTGCATACCATCTACTTGGCCTTGAATACTCCAATTTTTACCCTTATCATCTGCGAACAATGGAAACCCTCCAATATAAGATAATTCTATGAATCTCAACCCTTGCGAAACTATGGCATGTTGTGCTTCCTTCAATGTATCTAATAATGATACTTGTTTTGAACCCGTCTTATTATGTTTTATTAATTGATATTTCATATTTGTGTTATTTTATTATTTAGGAACGTATGAATTCCAACTCTTCTGCTATACGCACGCCGTCCATAGTGTTTGTATCTATCCTCTCCTGCATATCACTATCAATGAAAGCAAAAGCTATTTTCTCGGCCTCTTGTGGCGTTAGATTACTTGCCTCACTGCTAAATGTATCGCTCTCATACTGGAGTATAGTATCTACCATCTCATTAAATCTATCGCGAAAAGCATTATATAAGTCATCCACCTTAACTCCCTGATATTCTATTTGTGTTTTATTATCCATTATTTTGTTTAGCTATGAAGTTTAATACCTTAGTGATCACTTCCATTCTGCTATCCCCGTGGCAATAAAAGCCGTTCCACCTTGCTATATAACAAACACGGTCCGCACCTTTTACTAATTCAATAATCATTATTTAAATATAGCGGTTATAACATCTATGCTTGCATAAGAGCCAGCAAGGAATACTATAACAGCTAGTATTAAATTTAACTTATCTATTCTATTTAACTTATTTTGGTACATATCTGTAAACTCACTATTAGTATATGTATTTTGGCCTGTCTTTATTAATTTGATCATACATACATTTTAGCACATCTTAGCACATCTTAGCAACCTTAATAGAGTGGATAACTCACACCCTGTAATCAGGCTATATATTGTATATAACAAATAATAAACACGCTCTTGTCAAGCGTGAATAGCAACCACCCCCCTATTGTTGTTTGCTCTGTCTCTTTTAAATCCTCGCCCGCGCCCATCGCTTGTCTCTTTACTGTGTTCTTATTCCCATTTTCTACTCTTAACATTCCTATTTGCCCTTAACCGGTAGCCCTACTACTATATTCATATACATTATTTTATATAGGATTAGCCCTCTCATAAAAAAACAATCTTAGAAGCCTTTCCTTGTATAAATTATAGCAAATACAAGGTGAAAATCAAGTAATTGTGGATATCTTGACAAGCTAAAACGTGCTAACAAGTGGCAACATGTGCTAATATGATGGCATGGCTATTCGTTCTAATAATAAAATTGCTCGATCTAAATTCTACCCAGAGATTCTTCAGGAATACAACACACGCTTCGCTCGCGACGGAAAAATCAACAAAAGATTATTTTTCCGTGAGGTTGTTCAACCGCGCATAGACATTAGCTATGAAGCCTTCAGACAATTTATTTCAAAGTTTGAAACAGAGGCCGGCCTTCAAGCGGTCGCCATCATCGACCGAATAAATACTGGAGTAAAGGTTGGTGATATTGAAACCAAGACAATTGTTGCATTAAAAGATTCTGCTATCGCCACTCGCGATGGGATCGCCAAAGCATTAAATATTGGACTCGAGGCTCTACAAGAAATTATTGATCACCCAGAACTACTCTCAGCCAAGGACCGAGCCACTCTTTTATTTCAAGCTATGAAGGCCCAAGATTCTCGTATGAACGCCGCCGCTAAGATAAGTCAGGATCAACGGGAGCAGGTCAAATTTAACAAAATGTTTAATCGGGCTGCTTATACCGGTGAAACAGATTCCTCATAATGGGACGAAAGAAAAAAGTCGATAAAATGTTGGATAGTCAGCTTCTTGAGGAAATGACACCTAAAGAGGTTGAGTTTACTAAGAAGGTTACTATTGGTCGCAAAGACCCAGTTTACTTTGCTGAGGAAATGCTTGGTATTGCTCTTCATCCGAAGCAAAAAATCTGGCTGTGGCTCACGACCAAGACATGTTTTGATAAAGCCTACGAGCTTGGCCTAAACTTAATGCTTGGCCCTGACGGAAAACAGGTTGCTCTTTGGAATAATAAGGAGGAGTTTGAGAAGTACCGACATTTTGAATATGGAAAGAATATTCTAGTGCCCTCGAATCGATGGGGTAAGACGTTGGTAACGTCGGTGAAACATCTTTGGTATAATTATTACAAGATTGGTGTTCGAGGTAATCCTGATCACATTGCTGAAGAGAGATGTGGAACTTTAAACTTATCTCCTCACTCAAACCAATGTGATGCCGGGTATCAGTATATTACCGATATTTTAAATTCTCAATTACTTTGGTCCACCCCAGAGAGAGGTCCTGATGGTGTTGAAACAGGGCGATCTATTTCACATAAGAACAATTGTTTAATTGGTGACCATGAGGATAATCCTCACGGGCCGTTTTTGGTAGGAAGCAACTCCCAGAAGCGCACTCACCAGTTTTTAAATGGGACGTTTTATAAGGCGGTGCCGACGGGAGAGGATCAGGCCAGCTCGCTTGCTGGAAATCCGTATCTCTATATTTCGTATGATGAGTGTGCTCAGAGTTTGCACTTAAAGAATGAATTGCCAGCGAAAATTATGAGTCGACTGATTGACTATGGCGGGCCGTTGGATTTATTGTCGACTCCGGAAGTTGATAAGCCGTCGCATGCGTATTTTCACCACATTGCGAAGCAAGGGCTCAAGGGTGAGGACGGCTGGTTTACGATGATTGGCCAGCAGGATGATAATACCTTTTTGTCGGAATTAGAGAAAAATAAGGTTCTGGAGCAGATTCGCATGATTGACCCGGCTAAATATCGACAGGTTAAATATGGGGAATTCGTTACGACAGGTAAGAAAATGTTTGATAATCTAGTAGTAGAGCGTATTTGGGACCGAAATCAGTCGTCGATTGCAGAACACGAGCATAACTACTCGATATCAGCGGATTGGGGCTTTTCCGATACAGGGGACCCAACGGTGTTCTACGTTATCGATTATACCGAGTTTTTAAGGTGTATAGCCGATCCAAGGGCTGATATATGGAAGGTAAAACCACCGAAATATCGCATTGTTTTTAGGGAATCGATTAGGGGCGGTAGTCCGTTTGCGGTCATGGCTAGAGCAAAATTACTGCAGCGGGAGTGGAATGGTGCCCGGTTTATCCACGACGCGGCTTCGATGGGTGGAGTGCTAATTAAGAAGATGTTGAAGGAGATGGAAATGCACGATGTGGTTGACTTCGATTCTAGCGGTGGGAACAAGATGGACATGTTGTTCACACTCCAGCTAGTGCTTTCTGAAGGAAGAAGGGTTATAATTGATTCAGAGAGTAAAATCATTGACCAGAATCCAGAGTTTGGAAAATTGAGGTCGTACTATATTCCGGAACTTGAAGAGCAGTTAGGAAATTATCAGTACAATCCAGATAAAGGAGTAACAGATAAAAAACTCGAGCAGGATGATGTGATGGCGCTCGGGATGAATCTCTGGTATCTCGAAAAGAAAGTTTTTAAAAATCCTGTAAGAAATATTGTGTTCAATCCACTAGCCCCGACGGTAGAAACAATTTTTCCTAAACAGTCTGTTCAAGGGATTAAAGTAAGGAATATCGTGATTCCAGAAAAAGTAATCATGTAAATATAAACTATGCCAATATCAAAAGGTAACATGACTGACAAAGAGCGACTCAAATTTGAATTTGAGTTAACTCAAGAATTTATTGGTCATAAAGATGATACGAAACACGATTTGCAAATGCGTGTTAACGGAGTGCCGGCTAGAGCTGGTGGTTCAGGATATCAGCTAGTTGGCTATACCAACCTCGAACGGTTTTACCGTGGTGACCAATGGTCAGCCGATGAACCAAAAGGTGCGTCACAACGAATTGATAATTATTGTGCCGTTGTTGTTGACAATGTTTCGTCGCTTATCTTTGATGATCAACCAGAGGTTAATTGTCCTACCGCTGACCCAGCTGATGAGTTACTGGAAATTAAAGCTGAATTAAAAGAGCAGCTGATTAATCGTATCTATAAGGAGAATGATGCTGAGGTTGAATTTGATGAGTGGGCTAAAGGCGCTTCGCTTTATGGTGATGGATTTTTAAAGGGGCCATGGATGGAAAAGGATGACAATGGTAAGTGGCAAATTAAATTTGCGCACGTTGAGAATCCCGGCTCGATTCGTTTAATATACGCCGATGCAGGCTTTAAAAAACTCCTTGGTTTCATTGATGAGTCTAAAATTTCACTTACTAAAGCAAACACTCTCTATGGTGAGATGGCTAAGAAAAAAGGTATTAACCTTTCCAAGGAGATTAAAACTGCTTCTGAAAATAGGTCTGATGGTGATACGAACATTCCGATGGTTTCAGTTGCTGAATATTGGACCAAAAATATATTTGCTGTTTTTATAAATGATAAATTAGTTGATTACAATCTTCATAATTGGGGTTTCGTGCCGTTAAAACATGTAAAGAATATTTACATCCCGAACCATCCTTATGGTAAATCAGATATTGAGGATATTATAGATCCTCAGTTATCACATAATCGAACCAGTAATGACCTCGCTAATTTATTGCGATGGATTTCTACTGTTAACTTCTGGGGTAAGAATCTTGAAGGTATGCAGGCATTAGTAGCTGGACTATCTAAAATCTATTCACTACCTGATGATGGAGAGCTCCATACATTTGAGAAGCCCGGTGATCCTTATGTTACGAACACTTATGCTCAACAGCGAAGAGCGGCGATCATAGAAATCTCTGGTGTATCAGAGGCCATGCTTTCGTCATCTCAGTTGTCGGTATCAAGCGGTCGCGCATTGGCTGTTGCGTTCCAAGGTACTATTAGAAAACTTAACCCACGATTTAAGAGATATGCTGTGGCTTTGCGTCAGTTGAACCGAGAAATACTAAAGCTATATGAAATGTACTTTCCAAAGAGTAAAGTTATTATCGAAGGTAACTATGATAATGAAGTATTTATGTCAGCAACGATCCTAAGGAACATCGTTGACACGTTGAACAAATTGCAGTCTGGTATAATATCACTTGATACAGCACAGCGTGAGGCTGGAATTAAACA